TCATGACACACCTCAGAAAGATCAACCGTATTGAAATGTTTGCACCGAATGCCTGGATGGGCCCATACCTCGATGCCACAACCATCCGCCCTGGCACAGAAATACTCATCCTCGCTGGTCTTGATGCACTGCCCGTCCTCGCCCATCGGCTTGTACGTCGTGTGGAACCAAGGCCATCCGATGGACTCCAGGACATACCGCTGGACCAGAACACATCCAAACCCACAGGCCTGGACCTGGAATGGCTCCGTAGGAAGTTGTTTGAGGTAGCCCAGACTCATATCCGGCGAGACGTTCCAACTCATCTCGCCATGCACCCGTATCGGCACGCACGCGGCCGCCACGGGCTTGTCCATGGCGATCAGCTCCAGTAGGGCCCCAGGCGGCGGAACGACATCGTAGTCCAAAAACAGGATTGACCCGACGGACGGATCCTGGAGCTGCTGCTCACATATGGCATTACGCCCCATTTCCGGGGCTGGACTGAAAACCCAAACAGGACGAGCACCCAGGGGCAGGCATTCCTGCATGACCCAAGCAATCGTGTCTATCACGATTCGTCTGTTTGGAGCGATCGGCAACCCTACTATGATCCGTCCGTTCAAGTTTTTGCCTTCTTTCCTTCCTGCCCTCTGTGGTGCTCAGTTGTGCTCGGCCCAGAACAACTTGACCGTGATGACACTCGCGGCAGCAATATGTCCTCCCGCTGTGACGATCAGAATATCCGTGTCTGAGGTTAACGCCGTGTTGGGGGCCGTAGACACAAGAGTCTGCGTGCTGGCACCGGCTATCGTGGTAAAGGTGCCGAACAGATCCGCGTCCCCGGCACTGCCGATCGTCCCGGTGACTTCCCCGGTAGCACCTGCCGCCGTCGAGATGATCGCGTACAGAGGGACGGCCCCCTTGTGCACTTGCCCCACATAGAGGTAGCTGCCTAAATCGATCTGGGCCGCTGCCGTGTACGTCTCGGTACACGATTTGACCTTTCCCCCCCACTTTGCAGAATCCAGGAAGGTGGCAGGGGCCGGCGTCATGGCGATCGTGTAGTTTGTTCCATACGTAGTTCCAGTTGCCATATAACTCCTTTCAAAGGCCCGGCGGGTGGCGAGACCCGCCGGGCGACAAAGAAGGAACGACCGATTCCGTTTTTTTCGATCAGTTGTGTTCCGTCCAAAACAGCTTTACATGCAACGTCTTGGCTGCCGCAAAGTTGGCCCCACCCGTCACGATCAAAATCTCGGTGTCTTCGGTCAACGGCGTGTTGGGGGCCGACGCCACCAGCGTTTGAGTACTGGCAGCATTCAACGACGTGAAGGTCCCGAAAAGCGTTGCCGTCGTCAGACTGCCGATCGTGCCGGTGACCGCCCCGGCCAGGCCGGCGGCCGTCGAGATGATCGAGAACAGAGGGATGGCCCCCTTGGGCACTTGCCCCACATAGATGTAGCTTCCCGAATCAACCTGTACGGCACTCGTGTACACCTCCGTGATGCTCCGGACCTTTCCACCCCACTTGGCCGAATCCAAGAAGGATGAGGCCGTCGGCGTCATGGCGATCGTGTAGTTGGTTCCATACGTAGTTCCAGTTGCCATATGCAACTCCTTTCAATCCTGACCCCGGGCTTCCGAGGACACGCCAGAAGCCCAGGGTGATTACTTCATTTCTCCAGACCGAAGACTACGTCTTCTTGATCAGGATTTTGACGACCTTCGGCCCCTCAATACGGGTGGCTCCGAACGACGCACTCGAGTAGACACGGACCGAGAATCTCTTGCCGGGGTCCTCGGCGATTCGGGTCTTGCGGTTGGCTGCCGCTCCGTAGCCTACACCGCCCTTGGCATAGGCAAAACACTCGTAGCAGGCCGTGTCCACGGTGTGGGCGTTGAACCGGGTGGACGCAAGTGGAATGAACGTGAAGCCGGCAAAGGAGTTGGCCCTGCCCTCAGCCAATGCCTTGATGGTGTTGTAGTCGACCGACTTCACCTCTGTAACCTGCAGCCAGTTGTTGATCGCCGTGAAGTTACAGACAAAGAACCGCTCCAGGTCGGGGTCGACGTCGGCCTCGTCAAGGAGGTTCTTACAGGTCATGACCTTGGCCAGGGTCAAGGTTGTTTCTGTGGTGTCCGCGGAGTCGGAACCGGCCGTGGCCACGGTGCCGTCCCCCGCAACCACCCTGCACTCTCCGCTGTCGTAGGCGTTGATTGAGGTGGCTCCCGCTACCCCGCTGTAGGATGTCCCTCCCAGGGCGTCAAGGATCGCGTCGTCGATAGCTCGATTGAACGCGTATGCCTGGGTGAGGGCGTAGGGAGAGGTAGGATCGATCAGCATCTTGACGGTGTCCAGATCGTCGATGATGTCTCCATCCTCGTAGTCCACCATGGTCACCTTTCGCCGACTGTGCGGGGTGTCCGTGGCCGGGGTGTCGCCGTGGCGAGTGGTCACTTTCTTGGCGGTTCTGGCTCCGATGCGGTCGAAGTAGGCATCAGATCCGACGATCTTGGTGGGTCCAATGCACGTGGCCATCAGCTTGGTTGACGTCTGTTGAGACAGCATGATGACGTTATTCTCATACTGTTGAACAAAGGCAATGGTGATTTCGGTACTCATGAGTAGCACTCCTGAAACGCTAAACCACACGTGTCTCGGAGAGCTACCCGGAACATCCGGACCCTGCCTGACGTTTTACGCCCGCGTCGGCGACCCACTTTGGGTCAGCGGACGGACCTGCCTGGCGGCAGGCTACCCGTCAAGCGGCTAGGCCGCCTTGTCTGGATACAACTGTTCGTAAAGCTTCTTGACCTGTTGAACTGTCGCGGCGTGCAGTGGGTGCCGTTCGTCATAGTATGGCCCCTTTGCATCGCTCGTGATCGCATTAATCTGATCTTGAATCCCTGCCCGTGCCGGTCCGCCTCCGGGCTGCCTCATCCGGTCCGGACTGATCGACTCGCCCACGGCAGCAAACAGCCGCTGAACCACCGGGTCCGTCAGGAACCCTTTACCCTTGAGGTATGCCAGATCTGCGTCATCGACAATAAACGCCGCTGCAGCCGAGTCGGCCAGTTGGATCTTCTCGTCGTAATGGGACCCCCACTGCTGCTTATTGACCGTCTGTGCCTCCAGGGCTGCCCCGGTCTGCTTTTCCTGGGCTGCCTTGTGCTGGTCCAGCACGATTTGGTTGTAGAACTGTGCAACTCCTGCCATTTGATCTTGATTCAGCCTGAGCTTGTGTGCCGTCTGCGCCCACGTCTGAAAGAGGTCCTTCGATACTTCCACCCCCTCAGGTAGATTCTTGGGTGGCTCAGGCATCTTGTATGCGTCAGGTTTATCAGGCCATCCGCCGGCCTGATAGAAGGCGTCCATCTCCGCAGGGTTGTCCGCCTTGGGAATAGCGATCTTGTCCCGACCGATCATCTTCTGGGCATTGACCAGCATCTTCAGGGCCTGTGGCAGATCAGACACGGCCGCCAAAGTCTTGTCCTGCCGAAGCTCCTCGGGAATGATGGGATTGCTAAGCCAGTCCTTGGCGAATAAGCCGTCTGCCCCGACGATCGAGACGGCCGGAGGCGGGGAAGCTGGAGGCGTACCCGAAGGGGCTGCCGGCGGAGTCGCCGGCGGCGTGACTGGCGGTGTATCTTGATGTGTCATTACTTTATCCGGCATATACTATCGCTCATTCTTTTTCTTGTCTTCGTCACTTCAATGCCTGTCTCGCCTTGCGTATGTCCCCGCACAGAATCTGGGACTTGCCCGTGTCACGCACAAACGAATACAACACGTCATCATCCGATTTTGTCGGATCATCAGGCAAGATGGCAAGGGGTCCAAGGAGACCCTTGAGCCGTCCTACTTCGGCATCGAGTTGACGGACCTTGGTTTCCAGATCTTCGGTTGGAGAGGTATACAGTTTATCCTTCGCCATGATCTTCACTCCTATGAATCCAAGGACGATTCGGTTTTGACCTCTGTCTGTGCGGGCTCCTCTGGTCGATCTTTAAGGGCGTCCAGGATGTACAAAAAGAAATCCCGGCCGGCCAGGTTGTATGCCGTGTGATCGAAAGAGCCTTTGACATAGAGGCAGGCATCGAATCCACAATACCTGCGAAGATCCGCCAGCACAGCCTCTCCGTGAGGCCCGGAAAACGCATGCAGGTAGTCAATGTGGAGCTGATCCTTCAGCTCCTCGGTGGTCAAGACGGGTTTCGCCGTGATCATGCCGCCTCCAGCATCCTGCCGGCAGGACTATTGCGATCGACCGCCTTGCCGCCCTTGCTCATCTTTGCGGCTATCTCCGCCGTCTGCTGGGCTGCCTGCAATTGGGCCTGCTGCATTAGGGCTTCACGTTTGGCCTTGCGGATGTCGCGTACCTCATCGATGGACCGCATCCACCGGGTGGGGACCGCCAGCCGCTCATTGATCCCGCGGGAAATCTCATCGAAAGAATAGTTGTCCCAGATCTCAGGGGCTATTTCTGCGATAGGAGATTGGTAAATCATCGCATCGTTGAACGACGAAAGCTCTGCATATTCCATGGCCAGTGCCATAGTCGAGGTATACCTTATGTGATACCCTTGTATCCCCTCAGGCACTATCAGCATTCCAGCCTCAGCCGCCACGTACATCATGATCTCGACCATAGGATCAAAGAGCTCTACTTTGAGACGCCCCCAGGATGGAACAAGGTTGGCCATCTTCTCCTGCATGATGGCCCGCACCTCGGTCGCAGTTCGTCCCTTTTCGTCCGATAGCATCATGAACAGATCGTTGTACCAGGCCCGTTTGATTGCAGTCCGCCGCTGCTCTTCCATCTCCAGCGACAGGCCTATGTCGCCCCCCGCCTGAAACGGCTCGGGTTTCATATTCAGCGATCCGGGCGTAACGCGGTAATACATCAGGGATCCCGGGCGTGTCTTGACCGGCCCGATAAATGAATCGTCAGGCGCAAGAATCGGAGGATTGGCCGCCTTCTCGGCAGCGACCAAGGTAGTCTTGCACATTGCATTGAGCACCTTGACGTCCGGCAAAGCCTTCATGCCCGGCGATCGACCGTACGTCTCCCGTGTGCCCTTACGGAACCTGGCCGCCAGGTACCGCATTTGAGGAAGTCCCGACACAGAGATCACGTGCTTGTTCGTTGAGTCGATCCAGACAGACGCCACGGGCATATCCAGGACGTCCCTGCTCTTGGCCCGTACCTCCCATCTGGGTTGCTGGACGTGTAGAAACTCAAAGGTCTTGTCCAGGTCTCGGCCGCTCTGATCGGTTGACGCCTTGACGACGTTCTCGTGCAGCCATTGCTTTCCGAACTCAGAAACGGCCTGCCTGGCCGTAATGGGTACCGAACGCATCACGGTATCGATCCTCTTGTCGAACCCTTCGGACCAGACATATTCGCCGAATGCTTGCGTAGCAAAGTTGAACAATGACTTCTTGCCTCGTCCTACCTCAACACAGGAACATCCGCACGACCCGAGATCAAGAAACGCTTCGTCCATCTGCTCGGAGAAATTACTTACCACCTGGTTCTTCCGCAGAAGTTCGCTATTGGCCTGCATGGCCTGGCCGACGTTTGGGTCCTGCTCCACCGCGTCGTCGTCGGCCACAATCTGGAACCACGCTCTGCCTGCCGGACACATGTTGGTCTGCATATTGGAGGCAAATCGTTCGTTCGCATCGATGGCCGTCGAATCGAATACGTGCTGCATCCGCTTCGACCCGGGTGTTTCGGATTTAGTCACATTGGCCCGGTGGGGGTCCACGAACTCCAAGACCTCCTGGACGTGCGAATCCAGGGTACTCCTCTCGGACTTAAGCCGTGAGTACCTGGACAGGCACTCGTTCATCAGTCCAGAGTAGTCCACAGG